TTCTCAGATGTGGCTTTGCCGGTGGCGGTCGGTGACCCCTTCCAGGTTCTCGCCCTGCTGGGCACACATGAAGTGGAGGTCGGTTGGTAGCGTTTGGTGGGCCCAGCAGGACTCGAACCTGCGACACGCGGATTATGAGTTCTCTCCAGGAGCTCTTTAGAGCCGCTTGGAGCAGTTCGGTCTGGTTGCGTGAGGGTAGGTGTTACTGGCTCTACGAAAGCATCCGTGGGGGCCTGAGAACCTCTGTGGCGTTGCGTTTCGCTGGGCGTGGCGGGGATAGACTGAGCGGCACAAGAGCGGCACGGAGCAAGCAAAAAGCCCCGCCGGCGGAGCGGGGCCATTCGCTCTATCCCTTCCGCTTCCTCTTGAGACGGTGCTCGAGGGCTTCTCTGACGACCTCCGCCTCACTCTTCCGCTCCTCGAAGGCCGCCTTCCGCAGGGCCTCCTTCAGGGTGGCGGGAAGGGTGAATTGAAAGTAGGCCCGGTCCTCTTCCTTTGCCACTTCACACCTCCTCGGAGTTTCATCTATTGAGGGATTCATTCTACCGTTCTCCTTTTGGAGTCGCCAGCAACCAACTTGTCAATTATGCGGCCAATAATCCCACAGGTTCTTTCGTCTCCCCTATCAGCAGATTCATGGGCATATCTCTCAAGAGCCTCCAAGATGACTCTAATTTGCGGAGACGTCAGTTCAATCTTCATCTCTCACACCCCCTCTACCAGGTACACTATCTCTATGTCCTCGTCCGCGCCGATGGTGGGGAGGCCGTTGACCCCCCGCACCGTCTTAACTTCCCTCACCACGAATGTCGAGGCGCCCACCCTGTACTCATGGCCTATCCTGAGCGGTATCGTGGAAGCGTACTCCTTGAACCGGCGCCAGGCTCTTCCGATGTCCCAGAGGGCGTCCGAGTACCGGCCCAGCTCCCTCACCGCGTACCCGTACAGGCCGCCGACGTAGTCCACCGAGAACTGTGGCTCTTCCTCCTGGCCCCTGGGGACGGTCACGCATTGGTAGGCCTTCTGTACGCCCTGGAGTATCTCGTCCTTTATCATCTCTCACACCCCCCTGATTTCGAAGTCCGTTGCTGGCTCGATGATGTCCGCGTAGTCCATCACGAAGTCGATTGCGCTCCGGAAGTCGTCGAACACTACTGTCACCGTCGAACCCTTGATTGCGAATGTCACCGTGTGCTCCATCACTCACACCTCCTCTGCCAACATCCTGGCGCGGTCCCGTGCCAATTCCAGGAGGTCCCAAAGCGTTGCATTGCCTTTCCGGAGGCGGGCAATCTCCCTGTCTGCTCCCTTCAGAGCCTCCGTCATGTTCTCGATTGTCGCCTCGTGCTGGTCGATCATGTGCTTCAGGTGCCTCGCCCGGTCACGCCACCGCTCCAGCCACACCCCTTGCAAGCTAGACATCTTCCGCAGGTATGCAATCTCTTCTCTGAGGTCCTTCGCTTCCTGCTCAAGCCTCTCGTAGTCCGAGGCCTGAAGGTCGCGGACCGCCTCGCCGACCGAGAGGTCCGCCGGGGTCCTGATTCCATCCTCCATGTAAAACAGGATGTCCTTCGCGGAGAACGGGGTATCCGCCCAAGCCTCGGCCTCTTCCTTGGTGAGCCCCTCGAGGCAGAGCTCGTTAATTCTGTCCACCCTGTCCCCCTCGCTGTCGAATTGCCTTGCTTCCATCTCCTTCTCCTTTCGTCTGGCCTGTCTCATCGGCGCCGGGAGGCCGTCCCCGGCGGACGCCCCGGAGGGCGTTTCGACTGTTAGACCGTCACCATCTCTTCGCCCTTAACCCCCTGAAGCTCGCGCCATACGAGGTGTTGGTAGTAAGCGTCCGCGTTCTTGACGAAGATGTTATGGCCGGTCATGTACGGGTCGCCGTCGGCGTGGTACTGGACCATCGGGGTAGAGTCTCCGCCGAACATCTCCCATACCTTCACAATGCCCCAGCGCAGAGCGTCCGCCGAATAATCCCTGTGGCCGAAAACGAAGTTAGCGCAAAAGTGGACTTCCTCCGGGTTCCCAGCCTCGTCAACGATTACGCTTGAGTGATATTCCATGAGGTCCCTCATGCCGTCGAAGGTCGCGCCGCTGTAGCGATACAGAACGCGGTTGACCTGGCTCTCGGTAGGACCATCGGTCCAGTGGACATCGATTGACGCGCCCCCGGCGTAGCTCTTCGACCTGACCGAAAACTTCACCCCTGGGAACGTGCTCTTGAGGTCTTTCCTCAACATCTTCGCTGTGTCCGTGACGCTGATGTACTTGGTCATGTCTCCCCCTCTCTCTCGCCTTCTTGCTTGCCTTGCTTATAATTATGAATGAATGAATGAATGATGTCAATGCTTTTGAGGGGTTTTTTTGAAAGTTTTTTGGACAAAAAAATAGGCCCCACGCCGTGTGGCGCAGGGCCTTAATCTGATGCGATATTTGCATTAGTACTGAGCGTTTACAACGTCCTCACGCCCAGTAGTCCTTGGCTCTTATGAGGTGGTCGCCCATGTGGAACTCAATCGAGGCACACCCGAGGGCCGAAGGCGGATAATGATGCTTCTCGCCGTAGCCGGCGCCACCGTCCCCCCGGACGAAATACGTTTTCATAAACGTGCCGGCTATCGCATAGTGCCTCTGGTATTCCACGACATCGTCCCCATCTTCGTTCGAGGACAGGAACACCTCATTGTTGTCCGCGGACCTGCGGTGCACGTGCCCCATGGCCGCCGCGTCACAGTCGAAGGGCGCGCTTATCTTCTTGAGATACGCCTGTTGCCCCTGGAGCGTCTTGGCCTGACAGCCGTACCCGTGCGTGAGAAACACCTCCGGGGACCATACTTCTCCCGTCCGTGTGACGAGGTCGAACCTCACCAATGCGGTGTACCCCAGGAACTCTATCCCCAGGCCGACGGCTATCCGCCGGCCAGGGTTAGACTCAGCCGTGAGCAAGTAGCGGTCCTCATGGTTCCCCATGACGAACCCGACGCCCTTCCGCTTTATCGGCCTGAACACCTCCACCGTCTTATCGACCTGTAGGTCCATCGGCGCGTCGATGTGGTAATCCTTGTCGAGGGCGTCCATCTGCCAGCGCTTGTCGTTCGCTATGATGAACTCACCCGCGTCCCCCAGGTGGCCCCAGCGCGCGAAGGGGTCATTCTCGACCTTCTCTATCTCGCGCCTCAGCCTCTTGAGGTCTATGCCGGTATGCCCGAAGTGAGTACAAGAGAACAGGACCAGGGTCACGGTTCCGCCCTTGGGGACGCCGCGCACCTCGTATCTCTTGACTTCCATTAGTTAAGTCCTGGGCTCTCCCCCTCCGGGACGTCCACGTAAATACCCTGGCCTTCATCCTCCTCGAGGTAACAGTCGATCTTCTGGTCTTTCGGCCTTGGGAGCTTCAACCAGGCGGCCACCGTTGTAAATACCCCGAGGCCGGCTACCCAGAGCTCCTTGTCGTTTCGGCAGAGTCCGACGACGACCAGGGCTATCCCCATGAGGGCGAGGACCGCCGCGAGGATGTATTGCGCCACAGGATTCATTCCGACACCTCCTTACTGGCTGACCCGCCAGTCCGGGCTGAAGAGCACCACTTCGTCACTCCACAGCCGCCAGGTAACGGGCCCGGCTATACCGAAGCCGTTTAGGTCTATCCCGATGCTCTCCGAGGGCTTCAGAACATAGGGCGGGTTCTTCGTGTTCTCCTTGGTCTGGCGCCTCTGGCCACCACCCCACACCAAGACGTTGACCCTCGCGGTCTTGTCCAGGCCGGTGACATTGAGGTAGGCGTGTTCGACGAGCGGTCCGTTCTTCCCGATGAGAGCGTGTCCCTCGAAGAGCACCCCACGGGCTCCCAGCGTCCTGCTCGAGCTTGTCATGGTCGATTCCTCCTTGGTCTTGATGTTCAAATAATCGAGGACCCCGAGAGCTATCTGCTCCCCGACTTGCTGGGGGTGGCTCTGGAGCCATACCCGTTCATTCAGGTTCGACACGAAGCCGCACTCCACCAGCACAAACTTCGTCGTCGGCGCCCACCGGGAGTTGCCGTAGTAGTGGTGAAGCCCAAGCGTGTAATTCTCGCGGTAAGGTCTTATCCCCAGGACGTCATAGAAGGCCTTCACGTGTGCGGCGAGCTCCCTGCTCCCAGGGTGCATCTCCTCCCAGAAGCCGAGAGAGTACCCGGTCATTTCCGGGGTCCCGGCGTCACAGTGAAGCGATATCGCTATGTCATGCGTGAGCCCGTAGGGCAGGTCCCCGCCGAACGTCTCCACCTGGCACCCGGCTTTCTGGAGCATGGCTACCAGGTAGGGGTGTATCTTCGTGGTCGTTTCGACCTCGTGCGTTGCGCCGGGTCCCCAGCGCGCGCTGTTCACGTGTCCTATCTGCACCGCGATTCTAGGCATAGCTGTCCCTTCGGAAATTGAAAGGGCCCCCTGACCAGAGGGCTCGTGAGCGTGGGCTATGTCCGGGGCTCAGACGGCCCGGACCAGGATGACTATATTGAGGACCAGGAGAATCAAGCCGAGGAGTCCGAGCAGGACGCGATACGCCTGCCCGGGGACTCGGAGCTTGTTGTCGTGTGAGCCGACGCACTTCTCCAGCCTGACAAGCTGTTCGTCGTGCTGGCGAGCACACTCTTCCCGCTTGTCGGCCTCGCGGTCCATCCGTTCGTCTATCTTGTCGTAGACCCGAGAGAAACCGTCGTCCAGTTTCTGCTCGAGCCTAAGAAGGGTCCCGTTCAATTCCGCTCTGGTTATATATCTAGGTTCTGCCGTCAATCTCTATCCTCGCTCATAGGTATGCACACACCGCCTGTACCCGACCGGGATGATAGGTCGAACAGCTCATCGTAAAGTTGCAGGTGGCGGCGTTCGTCTTTTCGTTTACGTAATATGTGGTCTTTGCCGCGAGGTTAAGCACCTTCTCCGCGTGGTGAGTCCCGCCAACGCCCGGGGCTTCTGTTCCATCGGAAGCGTGCCCCCTATGAAATGTAGTGAACTCCGAATCCGACTCCGTGTTGTTGGCCGTGCTTAACGTTACATACTGTATGACTGTAGTAGCATCAACTGTCCTGACACAATACATGGGCACGTGGTAACTCACGTTCCATATCCCGATAGGGATTGCGATTGAAAGCGTGGAGGTATTCTGCCAGGCGGCTCCAGAGCTAGAGCGGTCTGACGCATCGGAATCCTTCACCGTCCACTTATCGGGGTCAAGGGGAAACCCGACGGGAGCTTTCATCCATGAATAGCACGGGGTTTCGATGGTATCGTTCGTAAGGTCGTAGTCTGTCCCGCCGTACAAGGTGAGCGTTGTGCTCGGGTCGCTGTAGGCCACCTTGGTCACGATGAAATACTTGGTCGTGGTCTGCACCAGGCGGACCCGCATCCCGGCCCAATACTTGCTCGTGAAGTCCCCCGTTATGGTCAGCGTGTACGTCGGGTCGTCGGCGCTCGCGTAAGTCCATGTCTCGAATGCAGGAAGCCATGAGGAAAGCGGCAGGGGGACGTCTGGTCGTATCTGACTTTGCTTGACAGTCACTGGCTTCTGCTCCTGTTGGATATCTGCGCGAGGAGTACATCAACTGTGGCCAGGGGGTCGCCAGGACTTATACTCACCTTCCCATCCTTGTACCGGGCCTCGGCGATCTCCCACGTGGAGACTTCGTTTATGACGCCGTCCCCAGAGATTGCCTCTTCGGTCGGTAGCAGGTTCTCAATCATCACCACGTTCCCGGCCTTGACGTCCTCGGGGTCCACCTTCCCACCGTACCGGTCATAGACCTTGTCGGTGGTAAGGCTGGAGGTGGGCTTCAGGTCTTTATTCTCCTCGATGAACACATCAGCTATCTCCTGGGCCTCGGCCTCGGAACACATCCCCGAGACACTTCCCCAATAACACCTCTTGCCGTGGAGCTCTTGAGACTCCGTGTCCTCTGAGGTGACGTAGCCATACACCGAGCCGTCCGTGGAGTATGCCCATTGACACCAGTTTTTGACGGGCTCCCGCGTCCGGTTCAATTCTCGCGGTTCGCAATCCTCATATCGGACGTAGTAGAGCGCGGTCTTTTCCAGCGGCTTCCAGTCGAGTGCCCATCCCCAGCATTGAGGGCGCCACCCGTTGAACGTGTTGATTTCCTCAAGGATGTCCCGGTAGGACTTTCCCGGGAAGAAGTCCAGCCCCGTGACTATGGCGAAGTCGTCCGTGTCGATGGTCCCGGCCACAAGCCCCAGGTCCTCGTCTGAGACAATGTGGTCGGTGATATAGTCCGACCCCTTTTCCCCGGCCTCAAGATTTAAGTCCAGGTCCGCCGTCGTCCCCTGGTTCACCAGCCGGGCGGACGGGCCGACGCACTCTACCCTGAAAGAGCCTTCTCCCCTGGAGACGCCTTCGATCTCGCCGGCCCACACCTCGTCACGGTGAAGAATGACCACCCTGTTCGTGTCCTCCAGCTCTTCCCAATACCTCCGGGTGTCCCGGACCACGACAAACGAAGCGGTCATGTAGCCCCACTTGTCAGAAGAATACTCAAGCTCTCCCAGGGTGAACCGCGAGTCCCGTTCCCCCTCTTCGAGAATCGCCAACCTCTGCGTGTAGTCGCGGTCCCATATCTCTATAATCATCAGTCGCCCACCAGGAGGTTCACGGGATTGTAAACAAACTCGATGTCCACAACCGGGGTGAGCTCGTAGTCCCCATCAGTCTCCTTGAGCGCTATGAGCGTCAGGTTCAACCCAGCGGGGTCCACCTCGAAAGAAGGCGGGGACTTCCACGACTGATGGTCCAGAACGGTCGCGGTATTAAGGGTGCCGTCGAGAGATGCGAGGACCGACTTACTGCTCCTGGAGTCAAGGATGATGCAGTTCGCCTCCAGCACGTTCGACAGCTCCGTGTAAGCCCTGTCATAGAACACCAGGCCGATGTGGTCATACCAGAAGTCCTGAGCGTTTAGAGGGTCTGCGGCAAATCGTATGACCTGCTCGAGGTACGAGAGGTCAGCGCCCTCGGAAACGGAATGAGAGGGTAGGCTCAACTTCAGCCGCTCGTAGAGCAGAGACTCCTGAAAATCGGTGTTCGCGTCCCCGATGTCAACAGTCTCCAGCGCTATGTGCGGGGTGATCTCCTGGTCTGCCAGCGTCCGGATGAAGGAATGAGAAGTGAGCTCGTCGTAAGCGTCCGACCCTGCGAAAGAAAACCCGCCGGTGATGAAGGCCAGGCCGTGATGCGCCTCCAGCGGGAAAGACGCCTCGATGTATTCAGGCTCGACCTCGCCGAACAGCATATCATCCCAGATGTGATAGCCGCCAAGAATCTTCGTGGTGCCGTAACACCGCAGGCGAATCTTCACCTGAGTCGTGCCAGCCGGCATATCGTCGGGGTAGACGTAGCCCACGACCTTCTGCCAGGTGCTTGAGGGATAACCGGCCCACAGCACCTTGTAGCCAATCTGAGTGTTGGCTACGTCATAGAAGTAGACCACCAGGCTTGTTTTCAGTTGAAACCCTTTCGAGCCCGTCCTCCGCGTCCAAAGTTGCATGATGTGGGCCTCGTTAGCGTCAACCGCTATGAAGTCACTGAGAAGCCTCTCGTCGCATTTCCCGGCACTCGACCGCCCGGCCTGGGCCGCCTTCGTCCCGGCGTGGTAATAGGTAGTCTGAGTCTGGAGGACCGCGCCCGAGATACCCGAGCGAGTCTCCGCCCAGTTAGCCCAGTCGGTCGTGTTGCCCGAGCCGCCGGTTATTGTTTCGAGGTCCGGATTGTCGAGAAGGTTGGTCAAGCCTGCCAGCGTGAAGTAATTCTGTGACCGGCGCGTGTAATCAAGGACCTCCGTTGCACCGCCGGGCTCCTGGACTGGGTCGAAGTCTCCAGAGTAGGCGTCCCTCTGCCCCAGGAAAATCTCGGTCGGTCGGTCGTAAACGGCGTCGAACCTGACATCCATCGGAGCAGGCATTATCCCTTCCGTGTCCTCCGGGGGAATGACGATACCGACCGCGCCCGAGAGTTTATAGCCGGGGATGTACTCCATGCAACCGAACCAGAGGCGGTCAACCGCCAGCACGGAAGCCACCGCCGCGTTGTTGCGGACGACCCGCTTGACCTTTGCCGTCCCTGTCGGGAAAGCCGGGGCGTCACCGCCCACGGGATTGACAACGCCGGCCCCTCCGACTTCGCAGGCTTCAATCCATGCGTCCGAGGTCGCGGGGTTGTAATCCTCGACCAACTCAAGGGTGTCCAGGAGCGCGTCGGCATCAGAGTAGCAGAGAAGGTCGACCTCGCAGTTCGCCGTGCCGTCTGTTTCGTTGACGAACACCTGCACCTGGTAGTGCTTGTCGGCGTCTACCGTGATGTAGTCGGAATCGGTTATCGCGGCAACGTCTGTCCCCCCAGCGGTGGTTTCGAGTTCACAAGAATAGGTGCCGTCGAGCGCTACATTATCGGCAATAGTGACCGTGCCGGCATTAGTCTCGGTCGCTGTCCAGCCGTTGGTCGGACTGTAGGTGCCGATGTAAAGCCTTCCGTTGTAAACCCCTGCCATGAGGTTGCTTCCGTTGGCGTCTGAAGCACAGCACCTCCACCACTTGTTAGCGTCTCCCGCCGGCTGAGTCTCAGACCAGGATGCACCCGTATCGGTGGATACATAGACCCGGTCGAAAGCGGCTACCGCGATAAGATTTGTACCGTCGGAATCGCAAGCGCAAGAGTTCCAAGGCTTATTAACATCTCCCGCCGGTTGCACCTCCGACCAGTTCACGCCTGAGTTCACGGATAGATATAGGCGGCCCGTTGTAATACCAGCCATGAGCACCGAGCCGTCAGCATCCGAGGCGACACATTCCCAATCTTTATCAGCGGCGCCGCCGGGTTGGCGCTCGGTCCAGTTCACTCCCGAGTTTGAAGATGTGTAGAGCCTACCACCTTCATCTGCCGCGATAAGGTTCGACCCGTCGGAATCGCAAGCGCAGGAGTGCCACCAGCAGTTGACCGCGCCTGCCGGTTGTCTTTCATCCCAGGTGCTCCCCCCGTCATCGGAGGTGTAAAGCCTGCCCTCGTGGATACCAGCAATAATAAAAGAGCCGTCGTCGTCGGTGTCCACGCAAGCCCAACTCGCAAGGGCCTCTCCCACGGGGTAACTGTCCGTCCAAGTAGCTCCGCCGTCGTCAGAGATGAAAAGGCCCAAACCGTTCGCCGCCGCAACAAGATGCGTGCCGTCAGAATCAACTGCACCCGCGAGCCAATCCCACTCTCGGTCGTCATAAGGTTGCGTTTCTGCCCAAGTAACTCCGCCGTCGTCGGAGATGTATAGACGACCGTTCGAGGCTCCGACCATCAAGAACGACCCATCAGAGTCCGAGGCGCAGAAAAACCATTCTTGGTTGACGTCCCCAGCGGGTTGCGTTTCGGTCCATGCCCATATGCTTTCTTGCTCGAAACTGTCATTAACCCCGAGGGCTTCCAGCACCGTCAAGGTGACGGCGGACCCGTACACCCTGGCCTCGACCGGGATCTCCACCGTGATATTGGTCACGTACCCCGCGTCAATCACAAACTTCTTTCCGAAGTCGGGGAACACCGGGAGCGCCGGCATGGTCTTGTAGAACACGCTCGAGCTCGAGCCCCACGGTTTGACCTCCAGCACTTGATAGTCCAGCAGGACCTCCAGGAGCGCGTTGACCTTACTGTAGGCGTCACTCTCCGAGGACCCCTTCACCATCACCCGCAATTTGATGGTCCTGCCGCCCAGGTGCCAGTCGGCCAGCCTTTTCCCCTCGGAGTTCTCCACCCACTCATAGACCACTTCGGGAAGCGGAAACTCTGAAGAGTCGAGGAGCCAGTAAGCCGTCAGGTCGTTTATATCAAGGACTGTCGCCCCGTCTATCTTCTCGACGAATCGAGCGGTCATGCTCATGGTACCGCCATTCTCAGTCTGGCCTCCGAGAGTTCCCTTCTCAGGCCTGCCGCGTCCTGGACCCCTTCAAGGATTAGCCTGTCAAAGTGGAAGTTGTAGACCTGGTTGCTGTTGACGTTCCTCACGTAACTCCTGTCTGTTCCGCGCATGGCCCGGAGCATACTCTTGCTCAGGACATACTCGCCGGCGTGAAGGTAGGCAAGGCCGGTAGTGATAACGGGGCCGCCCGTGGCATAACTTCCAGTCCTGCCACCCCCGGCTTCCTCTTTCTCTTTCTCCATCTGCCGGTTGAGCTCTTCCTGGGCCGCAATCATCTCCCGGTAGTGGGCCAGGAAATTCTGCGCCATGGCGTTGATGCGTTCCTCATAGGCCTGCACGTGCTTGGAGGCGTTGTCGAATTCGACCTTGAGGTGCCACACCTTATTGCGGTTCTGCCATATCTGATTCTCTGTCCTCTTGAGGGCGCCCTTAAGGCCGGTCTTGTCGTCACCGATAATCTTTATCTCGTCGGCGATAGCCTTCTTCAGCCGGGCGTAAGACATCTCCTGGCCCTTCATCGGGTCGAGGAGCTTCTCCAGCGCGCGCTTCTTCTCGTCGTACTTCACGCCCGTTTCGAGGTCATATATCTGCTTGGCCTTTTCGAGCCGCGCCTTGTCCCCCGCGAGCTTTGCCGCATCGTTATACCGCCCTTCACCCTGGGCCTTGAGGATGTCGAGCTGGAGGCGGTTTATGTCCTGTTGCATCTTAAAGGACTTGTCCGCCCGAGCGCCCTCGCCGGCAATCTTCATCTGCTGGAGCTTGGAGAGGGTGTTCTGATGCTCCTGTAGCTGGCGGTTCAATTCCTCTTGGGCGTGGCTCAGGTTGTTGATGTTATTCTCGTGCGCGTCGATCTGGTCCGAGTAACCCTTGAGCGCGGCCTTGGCCGCATCATAGGCAGCCCTCATGCCTCTCCACGCCGCAAGTTGCGGACCGGCCATTTCTTTTCCGAGGTCCGATATGGCCTGTTCCATCTCGGAAAACTGCGCGTTGTCCACCGACTGTGACCATCCCACAAGCGCGGTGCCATTGAGCTTGGTCCACGCCGAATCCAGGGAGGTCATTTCTTCTGCCAGATTACCGAATACGGCGGTGGGAGGAAGCCCTTCCATCCAGCTCCCCATCCCTCCGGATACAAGGATGGAAGGCTGGGCCGACGAAATGGTTTTCTCCAGGTACTCCGCGTATTCTGCGGCGCTGAACGGACCCGAGCCTATGATTTTCGCCAGGATGTTCACGGTGGCGATGGTCCTGCCGTCCAGATTCCGCCCACGGGTCAAGAGGTTGTCTATGGTCGAGTTAGCTCTTGAAGCGTCTCCGCTGGCCACGACTTTCGGCCTCTGCTTGTCCACCTGCTTGGCGGACGGGACAATCTTATCCAGTATGTTCCTGACCTCGTCCCCGCCCGTCTGGGATACGTCTATTTGGACCTCCTGCTTCTTAGGCCCACTCCAGAGGCCTTCGATAGCAGACCTGACATTCTCCAGCATGGAATCGACAGACATCTCGAGCCTTGCCTGCTTGAGTTTGGCCTGCATGGCCGCCAGGACGGCGTCAGCCGCCTCGTTCCCCGTCGATGTGAATGTCTCCGTGTTGAAAAGCCCCTGGGCCAATTCGCCGGCGGCCTGGGCTTCCATCCCCGCCGAACCCTGGAGGAATGCGGAAATGGCCTGCACCCCGGCCTCCTGGAATGCGGGAACCCGTGAGGTGAAAGCGAGGGCGACCTCTTCCGGTAGTTGCCCAGCCTCCGCGCCGGCCTGCCGGGCCTTGTCAACCATCCCCGCCACCGCCATATCCCACTCCTGCCCCGAGGTAACAATCTGCGAATTGAGGTAACCCAGGGTCCCGCCGAACAGGGTAGACTGTTCAGTCAGTCGAGACATAATCCCGGTGACGCGGTCAAATTCGCCCCCGGTCATCTGCCCCGCGTCCTTCAGCCGGTTCAAGAGCATTATGGTGACGGCCTGCCCGTCCTCGGCGCTCTTGTACCAGGCGTCTGAGACGTACCCCAGGTCGCCCGTCGCCACTCCTGCGGAATCGAGCGCGGTCACAAGTTTCTGGACGCCGCCCGACATCTTGTCGAAGTTGGCGCTGGCCTTATCGCCCTGCTGGAGCAGGACCTCCATGCTCTGAAACTCCGGAGGCGCCCCTTCCGTTACGGGCTTCAACTGCGCCGCGCCCATGCGGTAGGCGAGCTGTCGCTTCAACTCTTCGGTGTTTCTCAGGATAGCGTTGCGCTCCGCGTCCCAATGGTCCACCAGGGAGGGGAAGTTGGCCGCTATCTCATTCTGGATGGACTTGACCTCCTCTGCGGCGGCGGCGTACTCCGCAGACCCCTGCGCCGCTTCAGACATCCTCTTGCGAGCGTCCTCCAGCTTTGTCACCAGGGGAACGGTGGAGGCGGCGAGCTCGCCCTGACTCTGCTGGTGCTTGACCAGGGCCTTGGCGGCCTTCTCGGCCTCCCGTCCTTCCTTGATTGTCTCTGAAACTGCCAGCCCCAGGGCAAGGGCCACCGGTGCGACCGCAAGCCCTATCGTCCCCAGGGAAGTCGCGAAACCGCCGATGCTCGCGGCGCTGGCCGTGAAACCGAGCCCCAGGTTAGCCACCACGTTCTGCAAGAGCTTTATCCCGGGGCCAGCTGTCGTCAGGCCGGCAAACGCGGCCTGTATGCCCGAGAATATTGCCGCGCCCTTGAACATGGCGAAGGCCGCGATGAGCCCCACGAGCAGGGGTTTGAAATCTATGATTGCCCGGCCCACGGTCATTATGATGTCGGCCAGGGCCTTGAGGGCGCCCACGAACATATTGACGACCTCATTCTTGCCCTCGAAGATTCTCCCCAGGGCCTCTATGCCCTTGTTTACCGTGGGGAGCATCTTCTCGCCCAGGTCTATCAGGATGAGCTGAAGCTTCCCGAAGGCGACCTTGGCCAGGTTCTCGGTGCTCTTGGAATTCCTGTCGAACATCCGGGCGGACGTCCCTGCGGCGTCTCCCATGGCCGCCAGGTCGGTGGCGAATTCAGAAGCCGCAGTAGCCGCAAGCGGGAACACCGCTTTCAAGGAACGGACGTTCGGGAAGAGCTCCGCCAGTTGGTCGTCTGGTATCTTCTGCCCGATTTCCAGCAGGGCGCCGGCCAGTCCCTTGCTCTGGAGCGCCGCGAGTGAGAGCTCCACCCCCGCCGCCTGCGCTATGTCCCTCGCCTCATCAGTGGGCTTCAAGAACCCCATTATGGTCTGGTTCAAAGCCATGAACGCCGTGTCCGCGGGTACGGCCTTTCTGGTCAGAGTGGCCACCGCCGCCGCGATCTCCTGGAAGGATATATCCGCGAGTGCGGCTGACCCGAGCACCTTCCCCTGGTTCGACACGAAGTCCTGAAGGGTTATGGACCCTCTCTCCACGGCCTTGTTCATCAAGTCCATGTAGTAATCAGGACGCATCTCGCCGTATGCGTTCTGAGCCTGGACCAGGGCGGAGGTAGTCTCCTCGAGCTCCGCCACCCCACCGACCGCGCCCCTGGCCGCTGTCTCGAGGGTCTTGAGTTGCTGGGCGTCGGTGGCGTCGGGCATATCCGACTTAATCCAGTAGAACGCCTCCGCCATTTCCTTGGCTGAGTAAGGGAGGTCCTTTGAGGCTTCTTTGATGCTCTCCTTCCATCCCTCAAACACCTCTTCGGACTCTTTGGTCAGTGACCACACTTTACGCATGGACTTGTCGAAGTCCGCCGCCAGCTTAATGGAGGCGATAGCGACCGCTCCGCCGACCAGCCCCACGCCGAGAGCAAGCCCCTTGAAGGCTCCGCTCATGGCATTTGCGCTACCTGAAAGACCGGCGAGCGAACCCTTTGCCCGGGCTACTCCCATATCCAGTTTTGTGGTGTCCAGGCCGCACTCGGCCCAGATGGTCCCCAGCCTTCCGAACATCTACCTCTTCTTCCTCCCGACAGCGAAACGCCCCCCGGCTTTCCGGAGGGCGGTCATGCTTTTTGACAGGCTCTCGTTATGTCTCGCGTCCTTCACGCACTTCGGCTCCCGCCCCGATGCCAGCATCGACAGGAACAGGAACGCCGTCTCGTCCAGGCTGTACGCCGTCAGCGGGTCCTCTATCCCCAGAATCCGCGAGGGCCTCTCCCTCCAGACCTCGGACATCCTGACGAGAGATAAAAACCTCTCGGAATGCACGAAAGGGCTCCAAAGCTCTCACCCCTGCCATGAGCCAGCTCCACATGGCCATGAGTTGTGTGGAGTCGAGGACGTCCCTCAACTCCTCGTAGGTCGGTTCCACCATGCAGGCCTCGGCCACTATGGAGAGCACCTTAGCCCTGTCCTGTATCAGTGACTTGGACTCCGTCGCGGATATGTCCATGAGGTCGTCGAGCGCCGTGGACAGCTCGTTAGGTATCTGCCCCAGCTCCGCCATTCTCTGAAGAGAGGGACGCCGTAGCCTCACGACCAGCGGCGTCCCGTCAAGGAACGGTGGGAGCTCCACCACTTCCGACCTCTTCAGTTTCTCGATCTCGTCTCTCGACGTTATTTTCTTCTCATTCGCCTCGGTCATAGTTTCGGCACCGTCATTTAGACGATAGCCGCCACCTCCTCCTCTTCGTATGCGGGGTCACCGGAACTCGGGTTCTGCCTCGCCTTGATGGTGAACTTGTCCTCAAGCCATTCGCGGTCTGCGGCGGTGGCCTCGGCCACGCGGCCCTTACAGAAGTTGCAAGTGACCTTAAGGTACCCGTCCACCTTGCCCTCTATGGAGCTGGTGGTGTCGTACTTCGGTATCCATGCCTCGAGCTTGAAGGGTCCCGGGGTCGCGGCCGGGAACTCCCAGCCGGTCGTGTCCGGGCCAGAGGTCTTGAGGTCGCCGCCGGCGATTACCTGCTTCACCTCGTACTCTGCCGTAGCTAGAGTGAGGTCCAGGTCCGCGCCCTTGGGCTCGTCCTCCTCGGTCAGAGTGCAGACGTTCGCGCCGCCGCCCCTCTGGACCAGCTCCTCGCCTTCCTCGTAGACGTAGGACACCGACAGCTCCTTGGGGACGGTCGAGGACTTGGCGGTGGCGGAAGGGTCCGCCGCGCCGGTACTCAAGAGCTCCGTCACCCTTATCTGCTCGATGTTGTTAAAGTACTTGTCAGCCAATCTATTTCACCTCCCTTATTCGGTCGAACTTCAGAAGCTCTCGCTTCTGCGCCTCGGTCATGTCTTGCGGCGACACCCCCTTGGTCAGCCGCTTGGTCGTGCCGTCGCACTTGAAGCGATAGGTGCACGTGCTTGTGGCCACATACACCGGCTTCGGCTTCGGCTTCGGCTTCTTCTTCGGATACGAGCCGTAAGACGGGAAGGGTTTCTCCGCCTCCTTCTTCTCGACTTCCTCCTTCTCGACGTCCTCCATCAGATCACCTCGCTAACTTAGTCTCGAACTCTGCCGTTTTGAAGATGGTCAGCCGGTCGTCGTCGTGCCACTCCGCCGTGGTCCCCGTGTGATACAGGTACACATAAAACGAAGTCCCCCCGGAGCTCCCGGCGGGTATTTTCCCGCCGTTCAAAGCGTCCACCACGCTACGCACCAGACTGTCCAGGGTGTCGTAGTCCCCGCGCTCGGCGTGGACCGTCACCAGGACCCTCTTGGAATATCCCTGCTTGGGGTCCGCGTCCTCTGGCCCCAGCCTGAGAACAGCAAAGGGCTTCGTCGTGCTCTTGTCCGCCGCCTGCGGTTGAAAAAACCCCCCGGTAATCGAGGGGCAGTTGGTGACGAGGTGGGCCCGCACCGCTTCTCGTAGTGTCTTTTCCGCCATGCTACATCAGCATAATCCTCCGGTAGCCTTCGTAAATCTCTTTCACGTTCGCCTCGATGGTGGGGTCCAGTATCGCGTACCTCCCGTCATTGCAGACCTCGAGGTATGGCCCGTATGAAACAGAGTGCGCGATATAGACGACGACCTTGTTGCCCCTGAAAACCGCCCCGCCCTTGAGCCCGGCACGCGCGGCGCTACTCTGGTCCCTCCAGGGGCGGTTGGCCTTTGCATACGCCTCCAGCTTGGGGGCCGCTATCATCTGGCCGTAGGCGGCCAGGGCCACCTTCTTCCCTTCCTTCCAGGCCTCGAGGTTCGCGAGCACCGTCCCCATGCCTCGCACTACTGCTCCTCAAGGTAGCATTGTTTCGATACCGTCACGCCGTTCCAGGTGAGCTTGTTGACCGTCTTGACCAGGTAGGTCCTGCCGTCCAGGGTGAACGTGTCCTCGTTCGTGTTCGTGTGCCCCAGGACGTCGGCGTCATGGTAACAGAGCATCTTCACCCCGCGTCTCCGCAGAAACCGTCCATCGTCAGGGATGTACTCGAGGTCACCCTTCGTGTTATACAGCCTGGCGGTCTGAGCGGAGAGGGTGCGGGATGAAGAGGTCCTCTTCCCCCCTGCATGAGTCCATGTCTTTCTGGTGATGGTGACGGTGGAGGGGTTGTCCTCGATCATCGCGCGGGTGTCCGCCAGCATGAAGTCCGTTATCGACGTTGGACCCGCCCCCCTCTGCTCGTCCGGTACTGCCAGTATTTCCCGATGCAGTACTCTTTGGTCCCGCTGTCGTCAACCGATTCGTCACCGAGGGAATACTTCGGGCCGTATGCGGAGAGGAAGTTGCCCTTGATAAGCCAGCACTCGGCTACGATGTCCAGCAGGTCATAGACGTACCCGCGCAGATACACCGAGCTCTGCGCCGTGGCGAAGGTCCACTTCCCCTCTATGGGGTCGCTCGCGGAAGGGGTGACGGCGTCACCCTCATAGCCGTCCGCCAGCGTTGTGACCTCCACGTAATTCCTGCCGATGTACCAGTTAAGGTCGTCGTCGGAGTACAGGGGCGCGTAGTAGACCTCCCGCCTCTTGGTCTTGGCCACCCGCTCGATGGTGGTGGTCGGTACGGTATATGGTGAAGTGCTGTCGTCCAGCAACTCCCGTATGTGTTCAAGAAGGGTAGCGTCCAAACTCAATCATCTCCTTCACCAGCTTTTCCTGCTCGGTGAGTGCATGGTAGTATTCCGCCTTCTGGCGCTTCCTTTTCTCTGACCTCTTCTCCCTGTCGTGCCTGAGCACGAGGCCCCACCGCTCGGAGGTGTATCCCTTGCCGGCGCGGTGGATGTCTGCGAAGAGCATCCCCCTCCGGTCCACCAGGCGGTAATGAAGCCCCTCATAATGCAAGCCCTCGAGGGCCCGGAACACCCTGGGATAGTGATGCAGTACCCCGTCGTCTCTGGTCATGGGGCAGAACAGGATGTCCCTGTCGGGTATCTCCAATAACTGTTCCGGGTTCTCCACCCGCTCGTCCGCGTCCAAGTGCAGGTAGTAGCCATTTTCGGCGACCAAGTACAGATTCCGCTTCTCCACCTCGGAGAGCCCTGAAGCCATGACCGCGGTGCACTTCTCCAGGCCGGCCAGGTATTCCCAGGTGCCGTCCGTGCTCCCGCCTTCCCCAGGGAAGTCGCGGAAGGCCCCATCGACCGCCACTATGCGGTCAACGTACCCCGCGACCGACTCCACACAATCCTTCACCAGGGGCCAGTCGTTATAGGTGATGAGCACCAGTGTTAGCATACCGCTCCGTGTTCAATCCTTCCGCCACCCACAGCAACAATGAGGTATGGACGTCCAGGAACATCTGCACATCTTTCGGGAGGCACTTCCCCCCGTACCCCCTGTAACCACCATGCCATACGTCGAGGTGGTTCGGGCTAACAAATCTGTCGGCCTCCATGACCACCCGCAGGGATTCATAGTCCGCGCCCAGCCTCTCGCAGGCGTCATACACCTCATTGGCGAAGGTCACCTTCAGCGCATAGAAGCTGTTCAAGACCAACTTCACCAGCTCGGCGGTGGGCGGGTCAACGATGAAGAAGTTTTCCGACAGCGGCTTCAACAGCTCCAGCAGGGGCCAGGTCGCGTCCGGGTGCCAGGTGCCGATTACCACCTTGTCCTGGTACTGAAAATCCTGAATCGCTGAGAGCTCGCATAGGAACTCGGGGTTATATATGAGGGGTTTATTATGTGCCTGCACCAATTCGCTCATGGTGCCCGGCCTGAGCGTGGTTTTAACCACAATGCAGGGTGACAGGTTGACCACTTCAGCCACCGCCAGCTTGAGATTCTTCATGTCGCCAGAATCCCACACGCAGACGAAGATGATGTCGCAACCTTCCAGATCGTCGGCATATCCCTTGTCGGGGTCGTCTCTTCTGACCACGTGGCCGAGCCCTTCCAGGACCTCGGCGACCGCTCCTCCGACGGTCCCCACACCCTTTATCCCTACGAGCATAATTCCTCCAGGACTTCCAGCCAGGGCGTCCGGTAGTCGATAGGCCCCTCCCAGCTCTGGGCCTTCGCCTGCCTCCTCGCCATCCTCGAATACCGGGGCGTGTCTATGGTGAGCAACCAGCGCATCTTCTCTTCCAGCGCGTCCGCGCTCACCTCGTTATAGGTCGTGTTCTTCACGTGTGCCGGTGCAAGGTATCTCCTTGAGGGCTTCACCAGAAAATCAGGGTCATGCTGGAACAGGTTCATCGGGTCCGCGTCCGTGGTCAACGTGGGAAGGCCCGAGGCCATTGCTTCCAGCACCATCCTCCCGTACCCCTCGTAGGCCATGGGGAGTATCGCTATGTCCCCGTGACTCCAGAGGTCCGCCGGTTCCTTCAACTGCTTGTCGTGATAGGTAATCCGCGGGTCGTCCACCACCGCCCCCTCGGGCCACTTGCTCTGCGTGAAGAGCACCAGCCTGGCTTCCGGGTCCTCCAGCCGGCAGAAGGCCTCCACCACTCGCTTGACCTGGCGGCGGTCGTTCCTCCAGCCGTAACCTACCGGCAGGATGAACACGTGTCCGCTTTTCTCGCGGAAAGGCAACCTCTTCAGACTGATAGGCAGGAACAGCGCCACCCTGCCACGGCCCTTGGCCTTATCCCAGGCGTTCCAGGACGGGCATATCAGGAGGTCGCAACTGTCGATCAACAGCCTGTCGCGGAAGGACTCGTGCATTACGATGTTCGCGGTCCTGACCCCGCGCTCTCCCGCATAGGCATAAAAGTAGTGGTTGAACGGCGTCTCGATGAACAGGAGCACCTCGGGATTGAAGCGGTCCATGTACTCGAGCATGGTCCTCTCCCCCAGGTGCGACCCACAGATATACTCCCTGGGGTGCCAGCCGCGCTCCTGCCCCTTGGGGTTATCGACCGACAGGAAGCTGTCTATCGGCAGGTTGTCCAACAGCTCTCGAGCAAACACCCCTATCCCGCTCGTCAGGTTGGAGTAGGACACCAGCCCAATTCTCGGAATATCTCCCACATCTCCTCCGCTCTCGTGCACCAGGTATGCTTCTTCATTACCTCCCGGTGCCCGGCCCTGGCTATCTGCTCCCGCGTCCTGGGGTTCGAAAGATAGTAGTCAATCTTCTCGAACAGCTCCCCCTCGTCCGCCCAGGTGTCCAGGTGGACCCCCGGCTTGAAGTACCGCTCCAGCCCCTCCACCTCGGCGTGTAGCACGAACCCACCGCCGGCGAGGTCCTGGTATACCCTGTTGCTCCAGTAGCCCGGGACGTCATTCCGATAGCTCGTGCAGAGCATCACCTTGGCCCCAGCCACCAGCGGATTGCGCGCGGGTCCCCTGGCTTCGTTGTGCTGGCCGTAGTGTCGGAAGTCGTATCTTTTCCGGAGCCTGTCGAACAGACCCGACCTCTCGCCGTTGCCGTTGCCGATGAAAGCCACATCACACTCTGGCCCTCCCGACACCGCGAAGTGCCACTTAGGATTGATACCCTGGGGGAAGTACAGGCGCCTGACGCCCCTTTCTTCATACTCCTTCGAATCAAACCCGTCAGTTGAAAGGGTCAAGTCGAACAGCGGAAGGGTCGCGCCGTAGGCCGAGCCCCTGTTCTGAAGCCCCCATATCCAGTCGAAGTAGTGGGCCACCAGCACCGCGCCTCGGGCCTTCAGACCCGCCCAGAACTCATCGGGTAGCAGATGCGGCGTGGTGGTCAACACCAGCTCGTACCCCCTACAGAGAAACCGCTCCTGGCCCAGCGACTTCAGGTGATACCGGGCTACCGGCCACCCCGTTCGTTCCAGGGCGTCCGCCACCCCCACCTCGGTATGGTAAGGACTGAAGTTGCCTATATACGCCGCCCTCATACCGCATCAGGGAAAAGCTTCTTCAGCCGCTCGGTGACGAAGGGCACGACTTCAGGTTTTAGGTGAGCATCGTCGTCCAAAGCGTACTCGTCTTTCAGGTATCCGCGCTCGTCTGCGACATCCTCATAGATTCCCACGAAGGCTATCCCCCGCGCCATGCATTCCCGCCTCAGCTCTCCATTGAACACGCGGATTATGCCTGCCCTCTGTATCCGCGTCCCGTAGTGGTCCAGGTTGAAGAAGTTGCCCTGGCGCGTGGCCGGCGGGATGTCCAACACCGCCACCCGGTAGCCGAGAGATTGCACCGATTCCACCGCGCTCAGGTACCGCTTCACGGTTCTCCGGGCTACATCCAGGACGGGCTTCTTCTTGATGATGTGCTGTCGGTAAATGTGTATCCGACAGTCGATCTCCCCCAGGACCAGGAGCAGGACGTCCTTTTCCTTGTCCACCTCCGGGAGCATCTGCATGAGCTTGGCCCAGCTCTGGCGCGAGCTCTCCGGGTTTATGAGGTTGTGGGCCGTGGCCGCCTTCGCTCCCCAGACTTTGTACGGCCCGGGATGGTAGTTGAACTTCCCGGCGTGTGAGTCTCCGAATACGCAAATCATTTCAGGAGCAAGACATCCATGAAGCCGCGCCCGGACTTTCTCATGTACAGGTCCTGGACGAGGTCGCCGAATAACTTCACGGGCCGTCCTTTATAGGACCCACCCTCCAGGCAGTAGAACTCAGACCAGTTTTCTTCGACCAGTCTCACGTAGTCCTCGAGCTTCACCCCCGAGCGGGTGACCCCGTAAGGCCACACCTCCACGTTGACCGGGATGTCATGTGATATGAGGTTGCTCGCGCCCTGGAACACGTGGCCCTCGAAACCCTGTACGTCCATCCAGAAGAGCGCCACCTCGTCGGGCTCCGGTATCAGGGAGTCCAGCCTCTTTCCGGGCACGGACACGGTGTCCCGGGTGTTCTCCCTCTGTTGCGCCGCCGCTCCGTTCTCTCTCCTGACCCGATGGTCCCCGTAGTTGACAGGCGAGAGCTCGAGCTCTTCAGTCCCGTCACGGTCGGAGAGGGCGCACCAATGCGTGTCGAACCTCTCCTCCAGGCCGTTCTGCCTGACGTTCTTCTCCAGCAACCTGTAATTCTCGGGGTCCGCCTCTATGGCGACGGCCTTGCGAAACTCCCCCTGGAGCATCATGCCGATGGATATGTGGCCAACGTGGGCCCCAGCATCTATCATCACGCCTTCGCCCTTTTCGGGGAGCCTCCCCTTGTCGCGGAGAAAGCTGAGGACCTTATTCGCCAGGGCGTACTGGCTGGCTCCGTTGATGAAAAGGCCCTTGCCTATCATGTCGTCGCCGGTAGACACCGTCAGAAGCCCCTGCCTGGTCTTGACGGTGACGGTGTCGTGCTTCTTCGCCGCCTCCCAGAGCTGTTCTCTCGCTCTCATGGCTTCCGGGCCTTCGCTATGACGTTCCCGTTCTTGGTCTGTTCCGCGTCCGTCACCTCGAGGCCGCACTCCTGGAGGAGCTCAACCAGGGTAGCCTTCGTGAACCCCGCCCGGTGGTAATTCTCCGCATAGTCCTGGCCGCCGTAGACGAGCCTGACCAGCCAGTAGTCGTTCGGCGCCACCTGGACGGCGTGCCTGATGTCGGGCACCTGGACCTCGATGGTCCCGCCGGGCTTCAAGAGGTCCGCCCACATCTGGAGGATTCCAGGGGTGTCGGCCTGCGGGAAGTGCTCGAGGATGTCCTTGGCGAGGATGTGCTCCGCGCCGGTGAACACCTCCATGCTCTCCCGGTCGCCTACGTCTCTCTGGACCGCTCCGGGCAGACCGCGGCTGTCGATGTTCACGTAGCCCTCTCGGACGTCCTTCCCGCATCCCAGGTTGAGCTTGCTCATTTTTTTGAACACGCCCTCATGTGCGCCGCCAGGCCGCCCCCGGACTTGGCCACGAAGCCGCAGGCACAGATATACCTCGGGGGCTCCATGAACGGGTTCCCGTCCGGGTTCTCCGGGGTCTTGACGGGCACGACCTTACTCTTGTCCGCCATGGCGGAGCGGAGCTGGAATACTCCCGTTCTCAAGAGCTCTCTGGCTCTTTCGTGTGGGAGGTCAGTCTCCTGGAGGTCAACCGTCTCCCCCTGGGGGAACTCGATGAACCTCCCGCCAGGCGCTTCTACCTTCTTCAAGGGTTTCGGCCCCACATACGCGATATATCGAATCATGGGGTGGTGGGGGCCCGAAGGCCCCCTTCCTTCACCTCCTAAGCGTTCGGGTCTGCGGCCGCCGTGTAGGCACACACGACTCCGGTGTCCGTGTTGTCCAGGTCCGACTTCTTGTACCCGGTCACGAAACTGATAGCCGTGCCGAACTGGTTGTCGTAGTCGAAAGACTTCACCACCAGCTCAGGATGCTGTCCGAAAGCGTGAGCCATGCACTCGGCCCCCATCAGGACCGCCTTGCCGACGTAGACCGCCGGGCTGTTCGCGTTCAATGCCCTCGACACGTTAGGATGCGCGTAGAGAATGACCCCGTCCCACATCCCGAGCGCGCCCGAGAATATGGGGTTGTCACTCCCACGCGGCATAGCCTCACGCTGGGCCTGCTGCCAGGTCGTATCAGACACCTTCAGGCTGTACGCCTGGAAGGGATGAATGACCATGACGTAGAACGGAAGCTCGCCCTGCACCTGCACCGGCCTCATCAGCTTCTCCTCGGCCTTGGCCTTGGCCTTGCTGATGGTGGTCGTGCTCATTACGTCGGTAGCGTCTATTCCGTTTAGGGTCGTCGCGTCTCCGCCGTAGATGATGTGGTCCGGGCTGTTCACCAGCTCCGTGAAGCCCAAGCTCTCGAGCTTCTGGGAGGTCCAGTAAGACAGACCATCCACCGAGGCCTCTGCCATTTGCAGTATCGACTGTTGCCGCGCGGTCTTGTTGTACCGCACCGCATGACGGTACTGCGTGATGGTGACCTCCACATCGTCTATGACCAGCTTCTCCTCATTGCCCTCCAGGGTGTCGTCGTTGGTAACGCCGGCCCCGGTGAGGTTCTTGACCGTGGTTATCCTGATGGTGTCACCAGGTTCCTTGGTGAGCTCCTCCTTGGCTATGATGGGCATTCCAGACCCCTCCAGACCGGTGAACCGGTTCAGGAAGGTGGTCTTGCGTGCCTCATTGAGGATTCTCCGACCATACACGGTCGGAATGGCTCTAGAGACGTCCGTTTTGGTTGTGGTCGCCATATATTCTTTTCACCTCCTTCTATACGAGTCGCGCCTCTCCGG